ATGAAACAAAATTGGATTGGGACAGCGCATAAAGGATTGAGGTATTATGAACATCCTACCCGAAAATGCGGAAAGCAGCGCGATAAATATTATACAATTCGTTTCCGTATTGATGGAACCCTTCACACTTATGGCGTCGGCTGGTTAAGCGATGAGGTCCCTAAAACGATCCTAGAAGAAGATCCCGCCCTGGGTTTCCAGGATTATTGCTTAAAACTGCTGCGCGAGTACAAAGGGAATGTCAAATCCGGATCCGGCGCGAAGTCACCTAGGGAGAAAAGAAAAATTGATGCTGAAAAGTCGATCGCGTGTGAAATAGAATTGGAACGACTGGAAAGAGAAAACCTTACCTTTGGGGATATATTTACAAAGGAGTATTTTCCGATTGCAAAACAAAACAAGGTCAAGGGAACCTGGACAACTGAGGAAAGCATTTTTAATAAATGGATTGACCCGGTGATCGGCAGCCTGCCTCTTAAAGATATTTCTCCTATTCACCTGGAGAAAATAAAGAAAACTATGTCAGACAAGTCTAAGTCGGCCCGGACTGCCGCTTATTGCCTTTCGATAATTCGTCAAGTTTATAATTTTGCTAATCTCAACAATTTTTATCCCGGCAGCTGGCCAGGCGCAAACAAGTCGGTAAAAATACCTCGGGAAGACAACACCCGGCAACGCTACCTAACCCATCAAGAGGCTAACGCGCTGCTGTCCGGATTACAGGCGATAAGCCCCGACGTTCACGACATGGCGCTTTTATCCCTCAATTGCGGGTTGAGAGCCGGTGAAGTCTTTAACCTGACCTGGGCGGACGCTGATCTCAAGAAAAAGACAATTTTTATACGGGACCCGAAAAATAAACATAATCGCTTTGCTTACATGACCGACGCCGTTAAAACCATGCTGGACAATCGAATGCATGGAAAACAGAATGATTATATCTTTTCCCGTCGATCACAAAGCAAAGAACAAGATGAGCGCGAAGACGGGATCATGGATCCGGTTGACCGTATATCGAAAACCTTTAATCGGGTTGTCACCGGTTTGAATTTGAATAAGGACATCACTGACCGCAGGCAACGGCTTGTCTTTCATTCATTGCGTCACACTTATGCAAGCTGGCTGGTAGAAGACGGCGTCAGTCTCTATACAGTCCAAAAACTGCTGGGCCATACACAAATAAAACAGACAGAGCGATATTCCCATTTAAGCCCGGAGAATTTCCGGGGGGCCGTCAAGGTATTGGAGACGGCGATTTTAAAAGCCAAAAAGAAAAAAGGCGAACTTGTCAAGTTTGAGAAATAGGAGAAGTTACAATATATATCTAATGGGAGCGTTATTTGACAAAGATTGTATCAGGCGAAGATGAAAAAAATGTTATTCAGTTTAATATAAAAAACTAATACAAAAGAGCGAATAAATGCAAACACAAGAAGATAAGAATGTTTTTCAAGAAGAGGATGATAAATTGAAGCAGGCTAAAAAAGACGCAAGAGAGTCTGGCGCTGACTTTCGTTTTTTCCGTCGTATGCTTTTGCAGGAACTAACGGAACGCGCAACATGGCGCGACCACCGGGAAAAGATGGCCGAAGCGCTTGACGTCCTAAATGCAAAATCTAAGGCAAAAAACACCCTGTCAAAAAGTGAAGCAGAAACGATCCGGCGGGCACTGGGACAGTCTAAGGATATTGCAGGGGCATTCAATTCGGCCGGAGCTCATGCACGAGTCCTTTTTGAAATCATTGACGAAGCTGCCGAGCTTTATAAACATGGCAGCAGAAAACATGCGCGAATGCTGGGATGGACCACCGGCAAGCGTGGAAAGACAGAAGATCATAATTCGATTGTAGCAACATATCTGTTTCAAATCGGCATGGATATTTCAAAAAAAGACGCAGTTGGAAACATTGCAAAATTATTTAATATGACAAGTCCGGGCGCAGTTATTGATATATTAAAAAGAGCAAAAAAGAAAATACCTATACTTCCACTTCCAAATAATTGGCATAAAATTTAACACAATCCTTTCTTTTTTTTTCTTTGGTGTTTCAACTTTGTCATTCGACATAGTTCGTTTTTAATAAATTTCACTTAAAATTTTTCCATAACAGTCTAATTTTCTTACGGATAAATACCGCCGGAAGTTGCCATTAGATAAATCACTTTAGTTTGTGATTAACTACTTTCACGTTAACGCACATGGAGGAAAAATGAACACACCCAAAATACTGTCAATCCGTGAAATATTGGAACCGGTTTTGCCACCGATCGTTTTCCGCAATTATCCAAAGTTCAAAGAGCAAACTGGATACAGCCCTCGGACAGTCGCGAATGAAGACTGTCGAGGCACTGGCCCGGACCAGCGCCTTATCGTCGGTCATGTAACTGGTTACCCCCGCGATTCCCTTATACGCTGGCTTGAGGCGCGCACGAACCGGCCGCAGCCAAAAAAGCGATAGGAGCCGTCGTGGATAAATTTTATTCGACATTCGTGAAAGGTGAGGGGTTTCTGGGAGCATTCGCCTCGTACCGCAATCGGGGACTTTTACCGGTTACCAATCACCGAGATGGAGGCCGGCGGCGGATTTTGCCGGGTGTCGGTCCAACCCCTGGATTTTTTCTAACCGCCGGCTCCATCAAAAAAAATAAAATCAAATAAACTTAAGGAGGAATACTAATGGAAAAAAAACTGAATTCACGGGAATTGAAAGATGAAATGTTGGCAATAATTTTGGAGGCAAACACCCCTGAAAAGACTAATTTTCTAATTAATGTCCGGCAGAAAATCGCGGAAGCGAACGATTTAAATAAAAAATCTATGGTTCGGCTAAATGAACTGCGGGCTATGAGTAAAGAAAAAATTGTCTCCATTGATATCGGCAGCATTGAAGAGAATTATAAAAAGAACAAAGAAATTAAAAGTGAAATTAGTTACTTGGAAAATCTTATAAGTAGTCTTGCCCGCGACATCTTGCCTTCACTGGAAGAGGATCTAATAAACGCAAAGGAGCGAACGTTTGAAGTTATCTCCCCCGGGTTTTATCCGATCAAGAAAAAATTACAGGCCGAAATAGACAATCACTTGGCGAAGGTCAATGAAATCAAATCCGCCTACGACGAGGCTGTCACTCTTCTTAAGGAAGATCCGAGATTTCATGTCATTTTTCATATCGATAATTATCATCTTTTGATGGAGTTTAGTTATTCTCTTTGCCCACGCGGATTTTTTGATCCTAAATTTTGATTATGAACTTCTTGTGGCCGGCTCTATAGCAAAGTAACTTTCGTAAAAAAAGAAGGAAATTAAGATGGAAAGCTTCGCCCAAAAACAAACCGCCCACCATGCCCGAACTTATAGTCGCGGGAATTCTTGCGTGAAGTGGCAATGAGGAGAGCGCAATATTTTGGAATTTAAAAAAATTTACAAACTTTGGCGACGGTGGTGTTGCCTCGCGCTTGCGGTATTGGTTGCCATCATCATTGCAGGTTTGATTAAAATGAGGAAGATAATGAAAATGCACTTTAAAAAAAATAAAGCAAATGTCATCGCGGAACTTACTACAAAACGGCTAACGAATATTCCGATGCTGATTTGCCCACAAAATCTTAATGCAATATTGAGCGTAATAAACGGCCCTCTTGGAAAGAAACTCTCTTTTCCTGACGAGGAATTAGAAACATATCGACAGGCCAAACAGCATAATGAATCTATCCGCTATGGTTCCATTGCGATGATTTCCATCCAGGGCATTTTGCATTATCACTCAAATTTAATCGATTTAATTATCGATTATATTTTAGGCGGTACCTCATATGATTCCATCCGGGAAGAATTCCAGGCCGCACTTGCCGATCCCAGTGTGGGCGCAATTGTCTTTGATATAGACAGCCCCGGCGGTGAAGTCAGCGGCTGTTTCGATCTTGTTGATGAAATCTTTAACGCTCGCGGCATTAAACCTATTTCCGCCATAGTCAACGAAATGGCCTATTCCGCCGCCTATGCCATCGCGTCCGCCGCCGATAAAGTAATTCTTCCCCGTACTGGTGGCGTCGGTTCAGTCGGCGTCATTTGTGTTCACATGGATCAAAGCCAATATGATGCAAATGTAGGTGTAAAATTTACTCCGATATTCGCGGGATCTCATAAGGGCGATTTTACCCCACACGCTCCCCTTTCAACGGCTGCGCAGATCACTGCGCAAAATGAAATCGAACGCATTTACGATTTGTTTGTCAAGACAGTAGCAAGAAATCGCGGTATCGATCCGAAGGTCGTTCGGGACACCCAAGCCGGACTGTTCTTTGGCAAGAACGCCGTGGCTGTGGGACTGGCGGATTCCGTCATGTCCAGCGCAAAGGTGTTGGAAGATTTGCAGCGCGCGGCCCTGATCGACCGCGTTAGGAATACACCGAAAATAAAATGACGCGCAGTAATATCCGCAAAGATTGGCGGTCTTAAATTTTCAAATTGAGACGCCGCGGGCTTCCCATTTACGATACGAGATAATAATAGGCAGGAAATAAATTATATTACGATAGATCAGGCGGGGTCAAGTGTTCTCAATTAATCAAGTCATAAATTTTTACAAGGTAAATTTCCACGGAGTAGACGGCAGAGTTTCCACGTTCGCCCCACCCGCACCCCTGTGCAAAAAATCTTTTCAAGTATCTATAGCGCGGCGAGGTTGCCAGGTGGTGGTCACCGCTATTAAAAGGGCTGTGGGTCCTTCCCATCAACAAATTTTCATACGGGTGGCTAAACCTCTTTTTTCCACTCCATATATCTGTAAAATTGATCGGGACTTTAGGACTTTATGAATAATTGCGATGGATTTGCGAACCAGGCGAGGAGAAAATTAAAGTATGACCGATAAAACCGATATCATCCACAAGCAGGTCGAAAATCGTGTCGCCCATGAAGCGGCGGGATCCGTGCCGTCGACCGGAGATGAATTAAAAATCACCAGCGACTTTATTGATCAATGTTTGTTTGCCAATTCCCTGGGAGATGGCGTTCTGTATACCGCCCTTTTTCGGGATAGATTTCTCTATTGTAAAAACACCAGGGAATGGTTCGAGTGGACGGGTAATTTTTGGCAGCAGGATGTTATGGATCGCTCCCAGGCCGCGGTCGATAAACTCTCCGAAATATATCTTAATGAATACAAAAAAACAGCAATCACAATAACCGATGCCATCGCCGGTGGAGCGAAGATGGACAGTTTGACTAAACTTAACAAAAAGCAGGGGAAATTGCTCGAGCGGGCGCGGCAACTCCGGGGGGATAATCGCCGGACCGCCTGCTTAAAATTCGCTCATACTATTAAAGATCCGATCGCCATCGCCGGGGAAGAGTTCGATTGTAAACCAATGCTCTTTCCATGCGCCAACGGCGTGATCGATTTGGAGACTGGCCTCCTTAAACTAGGCCGCCCCGGGGATTATTTGTCAAAATCCAGCCCAGTAGAATTCGCGGGCATCGATACGCCGGCTCCGCTCTGGGAAAAATCACTATTGCAGATTTTTAATGGCGATGTGGAATTGGTTGCTTATCTTCAGCGGCTTTTTGGATACGCGATTACCGGATTGGTGCAGGAAAAAGTCTTTCCCGTTCTATACGGAAAGACTGGCTGGAACGGGCGGAGTTTAATTATCGAGACAATCAGTTATGTGATGGGCGCCCTGGCCGGCAGCATTCCCTCAGAAATGTTGCTTGGCCAAAAATATTCCAAGTCATCATCCGGCCCCTCTCCAGATATCATGGGGATTAAGGGGATCCGTATGGCTTTCGCTTCGGAAATTGATGAAAACCAGCGTTTTTCCGCTGCCAAAATTAAGTGGTTAACTGGGAAAGATGAGCTCACTGGACGGTATGGTTATGATAAACACAACACCCGCTTTCAGCCGACACATAAATTGGTGGTTATGACAAATACCCAACCCTCAGCCCCGCCGAACGATAAGGCTTTTTGGGAGCGACTTCATTTAATCCCGTTCAATATTAGTTTTGTAAAACGGGATCCGCAGGAGGGATATGAGCGCCGGGCGATTCTCGATCTAGACCAACAGATTAAAAAAGAAGCGCCTGGTGTATTGTCTTGGCTGGTGCGCGGCTGTTTGCTCTGGCAGCAACAGGGGTTAAATCCACCGGTGAGTGTCACCGAGGCAACGGAAAAATACCGGCAGAATCAGGATTTGTTGGCTGATTTTATTGATGAGCGCTGTGATCGGGAACCGGGGCTGCATGAAAGGGCATCAGTGCTCTATGGTGATTTTGTTGCCTGGTATCATGTTAATGTCGGCCAGAAAGAGCCGACCGGAACTTGGTTTGGCAACCAGCTTTCCCAGAAATTTGAGAAGAATAAATCAAGCGGTTATACCACCTACCACGGCATTGCTTTAAAAACCAATCAGGGAGAGTTAGGGGACTAAATAAATGAACTTTTTATTTTTTAACAAAAACAAAACCAAAGGGAATAACCCTGAAACAGCGCAGACTATCCCTGTTAAACAGGGACTGTTGACCGTTTTTGGTGATTTTAATGCTCTTACCAAAAATCACTTAACCACCCGATTATGCGGGATAGTTTGGACTGCTACATTTTTTGGAGGGGAGACCTGCGGGTTAGATCGTATAACTTATTTTTCCCATTTCTTATATTTTCTTATATATTTACTTATACCATCTATCCCTCAACTATCCCTCTTAAAAGGAATAAAATATATAATAATAGTTAATTAATTAATAATAACAAACAGATAAAAAGTTTTTTAAAATAGTTTTTTGGTTTTGTAAGAGTCCCCTTTAATGAAATGAATTTTAAAAAAAAGAAGAAAAACAATATGTTATCAAAAAACAATAGTAAAGCAACGTCAATTGTCATCCATAATTTTGTTGGGAAGTGTTGTGTTGTTAATAAAAAATATTCTTGTCGGTCAGCAACGCTTTATAAAAAGTTTATAAAATGGTTTCCCGATAATCCAAACCAGGAGATCCCAAGCATCATGTGGTTTGGCTGCCAACTTAGTAAACTCTTTAAAAAGTCAAAATCAAACGGATTAATAATTTATCGGGGGATTGATTTAAGGAATCCATGAACACTCTCGATCTGGCATTAAAAAAAGTGAATCTGAAAAAGGTCGCGTCCACCAATGGGGGCGAGTGGCAAGGGCCGTGCCCAGAGTGCGGCGGGAATGATCGCTTTCATGTGTGGCCGAACCAAAACGAGGGCAAGGGCGGGTATTGGTGCCGAAGTTGTGGAAAAGGCGGCGACAATATCCAGTTTTTAATTGATTTTGATGGGATGAATTTTAAGGATTCTTGCGCTTATCTTAATATAACGGATCACTTTACCAGATCTGCACCACCACCGGGAAAAAGAGAATTCACACCGACACAATATAAAAACCCATCCGATTTGTGGCAGGAAAGGGCGCAGAAATTTATCACCTGGGCACAGGAAAACCTTAAATCAAATAAATTTGCCCTGGCGTGGCTGGCTGAACGCGGGATCACCACCGAAGCTGCGGGGCAAGCAAGCCTTGGCTGGAACCCTGGAGAGGACGGTAAGGATATTTTCCGCGCGCGCACGGCCTGGGGCCTGCCGGAACTCCGCAAAGAAAACGGCAAACCCAGAATGCTGTGGATCCCGCAAGGATTGGTTATACCGTTTATTATTGATGACGTCATCCAAAGAATCCGTATCCGCCGGCCGGAAGGTGAACCGCGTTATTATGTAGTGCCTGGTTCATCGATGTCCACCATGATCATTGGCCGGGACCGCCGCGCCTTTGTCATAGTCGAATCAGAACTTGACGCCATCGCCTGCGCCGCCGCCAGTCCACTGGCCGGAGCCGTGGCCGTGGGAACGCTCGAAGGGAAACCGGACGCCACCGCCTTCAACATTTTAAAGGGGGCTATACAGATACTCAATTCCCTGGATTATGGCGACACGGGAGGCGGAAAGACAGCGGCGCAGAGGGCAAATAAATGGTGGTCTGAGAACTTTAACGACAAATGTGATCGCTGGCCAGTGCCAGTCGGCAAGGATCCCGGCGAAGCCTTCGCGCTGGGGATAGCGTTAAAAGATTGGATTGAAACAGGGCTGCCGCCAGCATTGACGATCGCCGCTGTCATTCCGGCGAAGGCCGGAATCCAGAAAGAAACTGACGCCGTCATACCGGCGCAGGCCGGTATCCAGAATATCCAGTCGCCACCAGAAGGCACACCACCCCTTTTAGTTGAACTTTGGAAAATTTTGCGCGAAAATCCCGGCGTTAAAATTATTAATGAACCGGGACGTTTTATCATCTTGCGCAATGGCAAATACGGCGGGGCGGGCCGGATTAACCATCTAGTATTTCATGAAAAAGAAGTAACTGATTATATTTTAAACCATCCTGATCAAGAAATTACTTGGAAGAATTTATTTATAAAACATGAAGAGTGAAAGGTGAAACGTTGCAAAAAGAGGAACTCGAAAAATTAATCGACGGCAAACCTGATGATATAAAAAGTAAAGGCATTCTATTGTTTAATGCCTATTTGAAGACACAAATAAATGTTAAAGAGGACCCGTCTTCTCAAAATTACAGAAATATGAACTCCGCCCAGGAAGCTTTGGAAAAATTCCGCATATCTCAGGGCGGCGAAAAAGCGGATGAAAAATATTCTACGGAAAAATCAATTTTAAAATATCTTACAGAAAATGGATGGAAGACATCAAAGGCCACGTTAAACCGGCATATCAAGATTGAGCGAAAATTATTAAGACAAGCCGACGGAGTTTTTACCCAAAAATCTATAGATAAATACGCCGAAGCGTGGCTCAAGAAAACCGCGACTGGCAAACGTTTGCAGGAAGGCACTGACGAATTACAGCGTCAGAAACTTGAAGCGGAACTCAAAAACCTCACACTCAAAAATGACAGAGAAACATTTAATTATGAAAAAGATCGTGGTTTGTATATCCCCAGGGAGCAAATGGAAGTAGAATTGGCCACGCGCGCCGGTATTCTAATTGCCGGATTAAAGCATTGGATTCAAACGAACGTTTCTGACTGGATCGAGTTGTGCGGCGGCGACACGCGGAAAGTAGGAGAGTTAATCAACAAAATGATCAACGATATTGATGAGCACATAAACCATTATGCCAGCAGCCGGGAATACGAAGTCATAATCGATAGTGAGCTAAGCGAATTATCCCCGGATAGAATATTATGAACTTAACTACGATCCACATACCCCGCAGCGCTCCCTGGTTGCCCCCTTCAATGCTTGAACGGTCGGGTGAAATCCGATACCGGATTTCGCTATCCGAAACGGAGCGGCGCATTTTCCGCAAGCACAAAAAAATATTGGTATCGAAGTGGGCGGAAATGCACCGGGTCGTTACAATGTCTGTATTGCCCGGCCGATGGAAAAATGAAGTTACACCCTACTTGGCCGGAATCATGGACGCCTCTTTTTTCCCGTCCGTGCAGACGATCATATTATGCAAAGCCCCTCAAGTGGGCGGATCGGAATCAACCCTTAACTGCATAGGATACGCCATAGACCGCGATCCGGGACCCGTCCTTTGCATCTATCCGGACGAATTGACAGCCAAGGAAAATTGTCAAGATCGCATCCAGCCCATGATAAAATCCAGCCCGCGCCTGGCATCCTACATGACCGGTATGGACGATGACGCCGGCATGTTGCGCATTAGCCTCCAGCATATGCAGATATACATGGCCTGGGCGCGTTCCGCGTCGCGGCTGGCTAATAAACCTATCAGGTATCTGGTATTTGATGAAATAGATAAGTACCCGGACACTGCGGGTAAGAATGAGACAGACCCGATATCCCTAGGAGAAGCCAGAGCCATCACATACCGTCACAACTGCAAGAAATGGAAAATCAGCACTCCGACAATCGAATCAGGAAACATCTGGCAGGCGCTTGTTAAAGAAGCTCAGGTCATTTTCAATTATCACGTTAATTGTCCGATGTGCGGCCATCACCATAAGATGATTTTTAAAAACATCAAATGGGCGCACGAAAAAGAACCGGACGAAAAAGGAAATTATCATTCCCTTCCCGCCGAAACAATAGACGCCGGAAAATCAGCCTGGTATGAATGTCCAAAATGCGCAGCGCTGTGGAGCGATTATGACCGAAACCGCGCCATCCGTCATGGCGTTTGGCGCGATAGAAATGGCGGGGTTGAACTTTTTGAATATCTGCGTTTGCATCGTCCGGCAAAGATCGGCTTCCACATTCCCAGTTGGATATCCCCGTTTATTTCTTTTTCGACCATTGCAGCAGCATTTTTAAAAAGTCAAAGTGACATTAACAAATTGAAAGACTTTTGTAATAAGCATCTGGCCGAACCGTGGAAACTTACCATCATCAGCAAAAACGAAGCGCAGATATTGGCCGCCCGCTGCGATTTGCCTCCGCAGACCGTACCGGAATCCGCCATCGCGCTGACATGTGGCATTGACAAGCAAAAACACGGCTTCTGGTTTGTTGTGAGGGCATGGACGTCGGAGCTCACCAGCTGGCTAATCCATTACGGCTTTCTCGAAACAGAATCGGACGTCGAAAAACTCATTTTTGAATCCAGTTATCCTGTTGGCGAGACGGACCGCAAAATGCGCATCTTCCGGGCATGTAAAGACACAGGCGGCGGCGAAAAATATGAAGGCATGAGTATGACGGAGGAAGCCTATTATTGGCTGATAAAAAACCGAGGCCGCGGCGGCGTCGCTGTTTGGGGAACCAAAGGCGCCACCAATTCGCTTCCCGGCATGTTAAAAATTGGCGAACCTATAATGTCAACTCCTTCTGGTAAGAAATTACCGGCCGCGCTCAGGCTTTTGCATGTCGATACCCAGAAAGCAAAAGATCAGTTCCATTATCGTTTGCAACTTGCCGCTCAGGAAGACACTCGTAATTTGCCCGGCGCTGCATTTCTGCACGCCGGCACAGGCGCGGACTATGCTGAGCAAATACTTGCCGAGGAAAAACGTATTGTTGATAAGGGGGCCGAGGAATGGGTCAACCCTCACCAGCGGCCGAATCATTTACTTGATGCGGAAATCTTAGCAGCGATATGCGTGGAAATGGAGTTTCCAGGCGGCGGTCTGCGGCTGTTAGCGGAGCGGCTCCGGCAACAAACCTTATCAACCTCCGACAATAAATCGAAAAGTGAAAAACCGGTGGTTGCGAGGTCATCATGGATGAGACGGCGATGATGCTCCACATTATGAGATAGGCAATTAAAGGAATTGCATGACATCGATCAAAGATAAGTATTTAACACTGCATGTTGTAGCTGATTTGCTCAGCTGCACAGAACGGCATATTTACGACCTGATCGCTGAAGGGTCTCTAATGGCGATCAAGGTTGGCAGCCGCTCCGTTCGCGTTTCTGAACAATCATTGAAAGATTTTATAGAAAAAAGGAAAGTCAACCCGGAAGATTTTTTTGATCCGGATATAGAAGCAAAATCGACCGCAACGCCGAGGTCACCTTCCGCATGGCCTGTTGCTCGATCAAAGTTTTTGACAAAATGACGTGGACAAAAACTATGCCACAAGATCAAAAAAGATAATAAATACTTTAAAAAGGACATGCATATACTCATAAGGGGGACTTTAAAATAATTGAGTGGCGACGATTTAAAAGCGACGTCTAGCCCTTACCCATATTGGGCTGGCGGGGGATAAAAAAAGAAACCCTTACTACCACTACATTGGCGGTTGTAAGAGTAAACCCATATCCATAAAGGGTTAGAGAGCGACCGTAAACCCTTACTACCACTACGTTGGCGGGGATAAAAAACAACAAAAATAAGAGAAGCCTTTAAATGCCGCGTATTGAATTGGACAAAATATATGCCAAAATGTCATTGAGAAGAAAATAACGATAAGTAAGCGATATTATTTTATATTTCTCTTGATAAACACAAATAAAAAAGGTATAATATAATTCAGGGGTGAATATTGAAAACATCTTATTTCGGCAATAAAGCAATAACAGACAATCCAAATGCCGTAAGTATTGCGCGCTGGGCTCCTCGCTTGTGGGGATCACGCCGGCGTTATATTATTCTGGCGCCGTCGATAGATTTGCTCAATCGCTGCAAGGCAGTTTTATCCTGGCCGGAATATGTCAAAGAATATCAACGCGACGTCCTGGGCAAACTGGACCCAACTAAAGTCTTGGCCGATCTTGGAGATGAAGCAATCTTGCTGTGCTGGGAAAAACCAGGCGAAGACTGTCACCGTCGCCTGGTCGCGGAATGGTTAGGAAAACATCTCAACATTAAAGTGCCGGAATTTTAATTTTCAATTGCATATAGGGAGCAAAAGAAAGGATGGTTAATTTAAAATGATAATTTCTGAAAAACCGGATAAAATTACCGCATCGATGGACGTTGCGCGAATCATGTGGGCTATCTTAGCGACTGAACATGAAACGGATCGCGATCGTGAACATTTCTGGTCTATTGGACTTAACAATGCCCACAAGATTAAATATATCGAGCTTGTCAGTTTGGGAGGTTTGGATAGGACATATATTACCCCTCGTGAAACTTTTCGACTGGCAATGATGCGTGCCTGTAAAGAAATTATTCTTTGCCATAATCATCCATCTGGAAATGAAATGCCGAGCGAGGAAGACAAGCTTTTAACAAGGCAATTCAGAGCGGCGGGACAAATACTAGGTATCTCTGTGCTTGATCACATCATTCTTGGTGGATTTCAATATTACAGTTTTATAGATTATGACATGTTCAAAGATGATCCCGTTAATTTATCAAAGCAGATCTCCGAATATTCTGTAACGACAAATAAAAGAAAAAAGATGAAATCATAGGCTCACTATAAGAGTTAATTCGATTCATCCGAGTGATGCTTCCTTCCTGTTATCCCCACATTTCTATCTCGGGGGAATATTCAACATTACAAACGATATTACTTATTGACTGAAATCTGAATGATTATGTATTTGATACGAGGTAATTCTGACTTTCTGACATAATTCTACTAAAATTATAAAAATATAAGAGTATTGTTTACATAACAAAACATAAGTAAAAATTTTTGTATTTCACGCAAATATATGTTATTTAAATATATGAAAATGTGATTTTTTTACTTAAGGAGTGGCGTTCTATGCAACGAGATATGGATTTAATTAGGGAAATTTTAGTCTTAATAAATAATGATCCTAAGTACGATGGAACGCGAGAATTTTGCTATGATACACCAGAGGAATTTGGTATTTATAATAGGTCAGTTGAAGAAGTCGCCTATCATATCCGTTTATTGATTCAAGCTAATTTTATAGATGGGGCTGTAACTATGGCGGTTCCTATGCAAACAATTAGGGCACTTACATGGCAAGGCCATGAATTTGAAGCAAATATTCGCGATTCTGGTATTTGGACTAAAACAAAAGAAAAGGTAAAAGATTTGCCAAGCATTAGTATTAAAATTATCGCAGCAATAGCAGAAGCGATAATAAAACAACAGCTTGGATTGTCGTAAGTAAATAGTTCCGAAATATAAATAATAAAAAATCGAAATCGAAACATCGATAAATCTTTACTAACTAATTAGGGGTAGGAACATGAATCAAAAAAGATTGGTCTGGTTATTATTTTATCTGATACTATGCATAATTATTTCTGCTTGCAGTGGTGGGAGTGGTGGGGATAATGGCAGCGTACCTACACCCACCTACACTGTGACGTATAACGGCAATGGAGCGACCGGCGGCAGCCCTCCAACAGACAGCACCAATTATAATCAGAATCAGGTGATTACTGTCCTTGGCAATACAGGTAATCTTGTTAAAACAAATTTCTCCTTCGCGGGTTGGAATACGGCGTCGGACGGGAGCGGAACCAATTATGCCCAGGGACAGCAATTCAAAATGGGTACTGCAAATGTTACTCTGTACGCGACGTGGACGGCAAATCCCACCTACACCGTGACGTATAACAGCAATGGAGCGACCGGCGGCAGCCCTCCAACAGACAGCACTAATTATGAACAGGGTGCTACAGTTACGGTTCAAGGTAATACAGGTAATCTTGTTAATACCAATTTTACTTTCACGGGCTGGAACACGCTGGCTAATGGGTCAGGGACGACCTATATAAATGGGCAAACCTTCCAGATAGGTGCTGCAAATGTTACCCTGTACGCGATGTGGACATCCAATCTCACCTACACTGTGACGTATAACGGCAATGGAGCGACCGGCGGCACGGTACCGATTGACACGACCAACTACGAACAGGGGCAGTCCTTCTACGTGCTCGGTAATACAGGCAACCTTGTTCAAACCAATTTTTCCTTCACAGGCTGGAACACAATGGCTAATGGATCAGGGACGACCTATTATCCTGGGGCACCCTACACAATGGGTTCATCCAATCTTACCCTGTACGCGATGTGGACGGCAAATCCCACCTACACTGTGACGTATAACCGTAATGGAGCGACCGGCGGCACCGTTCCGATTGACACAACCAACTATGAGCAGGAGCAGACCGTTACAGTGCTCGGCAATTCAGGCAACCTTATACAGACCGGATATACTTTCGCAGGTTGGAACACGATGGCTGATGGATCAGGAACGACCTATACACCTGGACAAACCTTCATGATAGGTTCATCCAATGTTACCCTGTACGTGATGTGGAATTATTCGGTGTCCGGTATAGTGACATATTATGGTACAGGGCTTTCTGGCGTATCAGTAATGCTTAGAATAGCTGCATCTACAATATATACAACGACAACAGATATAAACGGTAATTACACATTAGTTGGACCCAAGAACGGCGAGATCGGTTACTATATTTTGCCTTCCTTGGCGGGTTATACTTTTTCTCCTTGGGAGATTAACATAAATATGAACAGCCCTTATGCTACAGGACAAAACTTTGCTGCTGTCTCTACGATCTATCAGTTTGCGACAAAGTGGGGGTCTGTTGGGTCAGGGAATGGACAGTTTTATAGCTTTGACCATATAGCCGCGGATGCCTCCGGGAACGTCTATGTGGCGGATTATCAGAACAATCGCATTCAGAAGTTTTCCTCGTCCGGCGTATACATCACCCAGTGGGGGTCTTATGGGACTGGGAATGGACAATTTAATGAGCCATATGCTGTAGCCGCGGATGCCTCTGGGAATGTTTATGTATCGGATTGGATAAATAATCGCATTCAGAAGTTTTCCTCGTCCGGCGTATACATCACCCAGTGGGGATCTTATGGGACCGGGAATGGACAATTTAATGGACCCCAATCTATAGTTGTCGATGCTTCCGGGAACGTCTATGTGCTGGATTCTGGTAACTACCGCATCCAGAAGTTTGATTCATCTGGTAATTTCCTCTTCGCGTTTGGGTCTCAAGGGACAGGAGATGGACAGTTTAAAGGTCCGTATGATATAGCTGTGTATGCTAATAGTGTCTATGTATTGGATAGCGATGTTTGTATAAAGATTTGGTCGACTTCAGCAACCTCAGGGTCTTTCAGTAAATCGATTTGTAACGCTGGAGCAGATTCTTACCATTGGGGTCAGCCGCTTGGTATAGCAGTGGATGCCTTCGGAAACATTTTCATATCGGATACGTTTAACAATCGCCTCCAGATGTATGACTACTTGGGTACTTGGTGCACCACGTGGGGGGGAGCTGGGACAGGGAATGGGCAATTTAATCAGCCTCATGGGATAGTCGTGGATGTTTTCGGAAATGTTTATGTGGCTGATTCTAATAATGTTCGCGTACAGAAGTTTTCACCACAGTAAAAATTTCTATACAATTGACTTAAAAATCTAAAATAGAAAGCTGATAGCATTTCCAACCAGCCAAAGATTTTTAATAGAAGGCCTAATTTATTATTAAGTATCTGTGCTCCAAATTGTTGACATATCTGGAATTTCCTGTCCAGCGGATGGGTGATAAGGGATAGCGGAAGAAGAAATTCCAAATAGTCATACAAAAAAAACTATTTTAATACCTATCCTTGGGTGAGAGATTTTATGAACAAAGATGAAGATCCTGAAATTTTATATCATTATTGCAGCATAGACACGTTCAAAATAATTCTTAAAAACAGAACAATAAGATTAACAGATATTTTTAAAATGAAAGACTCTTCTGAAGTTACTCATGTCTTAAAATTACTGCCCGATACTCTTAATGAAGAGTATGCAAAAAAACCCTTCCCCTTCCAGTACGGAGGGAAAGATAATGAGGAAGCATTTGGCCTAATTGTTTCAGACATAATTAAAAAAATAGATGACGTTAAATCTTCATCATACATCGCTTGTTTTTCTAAATCAGAAGATGACCCTGGACAGTGGAAGTGTTACGGAGATAATGGCAAAGGGGTTGCAATTGGATGCGATAAAAAAATACTAGATGACATTGCTAAACAATGTCAATGTGAAAAGATAACAGGGGTCATTTATGATGAAAAAGAACAAAAAGAATATCTTCAATTTACCATCGTACCACGAATATTTAAACATTTACACGAAGCAGGCAATTATGCCAATGTTATAAATAGGTATGATTCTTACGAAGGAATGGTTATGAGATGTGTTCTAAGCGACGTAGCTGCGATATTGTTATCTGCTGTAAAATTTAAAAATAAAGCGTATAAGAAGGAAAATGAGTGGAGATTATTTAGAACCATACCCGAAATAACAAATATATGGCGATCTGAAGGCAGTAAAAGATATTCAATAGATAAAGCATATGGTGATATTGTTATGAAGCCAATATCGATTATAAACAAACCGGATGAAACGGAATCTACGTGCATAGATTTGGATTTAGGAAAATTTAAAAATGCTTCTACCATAATAAAAAAGATTATACTTGGTCCAAGATTTAAAATTAGTAAGAGCGACTTGGACTTGAAAAATTTTCTTCGTATTATCAAATTTGATATTGAGCTGTCCTGTGTTGCAAATTCCGAGATTCAACAATCAAAAATAACTGACATTGGATATTGA